GCCGGCCGGCTTAATGCCCTGGACAACGGCGACGCCGGTCGAAGTTGCTGCCGCCGGCAGCGACTCCAGCACCTTCAGAGCGGACTGATTTAGATTTTCGTGCTCCTTGCCGACATTCTGCGCCAGCCGAGCCAGGCCCGTGAACAGCTTGTCGGCGTCGACGCCGACCGCAGCGGCGGCGGCGCGGTAGACTTGCAGCTGCTCGACCGACAGGCCGATCGCGCCTGCCTGGATCTCGAGCTGGTGACTGCTTTCGGCCGCAGCCTTGATCAGCTCGAAGAGGCCGGCGACGCCGCCCGCAAGCCCGGCGACGAGACCGATCCCGAACACTTCGGCGACCGATTTGAGGTGCTCGCCGACACCGAGGATGGCCTCACCAAGCTCGCCGAAGGCCTCGCGCACGGGCGCGAGAGCCTCGCTCGCGCTCCCGAAGGCGGTGCGCAATGTCGCCGCGATGTTCGACAATCCCGACAGCGCCGAGCTGCCACCGGTCGCGTTCGTCGCGTCCGCGATCTGCTTGAACGCGTTCTCGCCGGCCGTGCCGAGGTCGGCGAGCTGCTTTTGGATGTCCTCGGCGCCCTCTAGCGCGATTCTGGTACTGATCGTGCTATCTGCCATTTTTACCCGGCTACGTCTTGAGATTGCTGAGGTAGAACTGGCCGAGCTGGGCGGAGGCCTTCTGGAACACCGCCAGCAAGTCGAAGCGCTGCGTCAGCCGCACCTGCGAGAGGCCGACAAAGATCGGCTGCAGCGTGATCTTCGCGCCCTGCCCGCGCTGCCCCTTGCGCAGCCGCGCCACGGTGACCCTGGAGCTCGCTCGCCCCGAAGAAATCGGCGAGGCGAGGATCGGCAGGCCCTTCTTGCTCTTGATCGCCACCAGCGGGCCGATCAGCTGCGGGAAGGTCTTAGGCGTCAGCCACTGACCGGAGGCCCGCGCCGGCGAGTCGCTCACCGGAACCCACAGCAGTGGCTTGCCGCTGATGTCGGCGCCCGTCTGAAAGACGCCGGCATAGGGGATTTTGTGAAAGGCGAGCGCCGCCGCATTGGCCGAGGTGCCGCTCTTCGGGTAGACGTTGACTTGCAGCGCGTTCTGGAAGTTTCGGCCGAAACCGCCGTTCGCGATTGCGGCGCGCCCCTCGCTCTTGACCTGCGCCGCGGCGTCCTTGATCGCGCCCGTGGCGGCTGCGGCGATTGGCTGATAGATCGCGCGCAGCGCCTGGTCGAACTCCCCCTTGACGGCGCTGAAGACGAGCTGCAGCGCCATCAGGGAACCGGGCTAAAGTGCTTACGGGGCGACGTTGAGCAGCGCGCGGATTTTCAGCAACCCGCCGGCCGTGCTGGTGACGTAGATTTTCGTCACGGCGGCGGCGTCGAACGGGTTCGCCATTCCGCTGTCCGAGGTCCAGACGAGCAGCTGACCAGCCGCCAGGGTGATCGTGTCATCCGGGCTGCCGCTGCTGTTCGTCTTCAGCGTCATCGCCGCGCTGGCGAAGATCGCGAGCGAGACAAGATCGTCTTTTTCCAGCGTCCAGTCATAGTCTACATTGGTGGAAGAAGCGGCGATCGTCTCATTGAAATTGCTCTCGTCGTCGCCGGTATAGTTCATGGTCGTAGCGGCGACAGTGCCGGCGTCGTTGCGGTACGTAATTCCGACCGCGTGCGTAAAATTGGCCATTCCTGTTTAACCTTTTTCCGTCGTTCCGTCAGCGCTTACGGGATGACCAGGAATGCCGCGCGGAAGACGGTGTCCTTGGTGCCGGCGCTGTTGTCCACGGTGATCGTGCTAACGTCGCCGGTCAGCGGGTTCGCGACGCCCGACATCGAGGTATTCCAGCCGAGCGACAGGGCGGCGCCGAGCGCAAAACTCTGCGATCCGGTGGTGACGTTCACATTGGCGAGCGTGCTGTGCATGCCGAACGAGATCACCTTCGAGGCGGTGATCAGACCGGTAAAAACGACCGTGGTCGCGCCGGCCAGGACAGTCGTCTCGATGTTTTCGCCCTCGGAAGAGGTCAACACGATCGGCGGATCCGTCGGGAAATTCGGCAGGCCCGAGGGATGCAGGGTGTTCTGCCAGGTGTGGGTGTTGCCGACAATAGTGGCCATTTACTCTTTCCTTCCTGTTTAGAAAAATCCGCCAGTCCGGCGGGGTGGAAACCCGTGAGGTCGAAATCCCTCTACTCGGCCCATTCCTTGATCTGCCGTTTGATGTCCTCGCCCTTGCCCTGCGCGCCCAGCGCAGCGACGGCGAGCGCCTCGGCGAGCTGAGTGCGGCGGCGGCCGCGCGCCAGCCCGAGCCAGCCGGCCAATTCCCGCGGCGTCATCGCCCACACCTCGGCGCTCCTGTGATTGGAGGCGATGAGTTCTTCTATTGCGCCGGCGATCTGCTCGTCTGGGCCATCGCCTGGCCGCTGCCGGTTGTCGCGCCGACCGCGGCCACCAGCTTTTCGACGAAAGGGCCGACGCCGCTCGGCATCGTGAGCCGCAGGATCGCGCCGAGGAGTTCCGCCTGCGCTTCAGCCGGCAGCTGGGCGGCGGCGGCCTCTTGCTGTGCGTCGCCCATGTGGCCGAGGCCGCAGGCGATGACCGCAGCGACGAGATCGGGAGCCGCGGCCACGATGGCACCGGCTGGGCTTGCGCCGCCGCCGAACAGCGTGAGGAGTTCCGGAAAGCGGCGCAGCAGATCGGCGATGCCGCGCACCGTGACGCCCCCGACCTCGAGCGTGTGGCCGAGCACCTCGACTGAGGTTCGCTGCGGCGCGATGTCGAGCAGTCCGGTCATGCCGGGATCGCAGTATTCCAGTCGAGCGTACCAAAGCTGCCCGTCAACGGGTCGGCCAGCACGTCGCCGGTTACCTCGATGATGCCGTATTTGTCAGCCGAGATGAAATCCAGCGTTCCGGTCGGCGTAAAGCTGACGCTCGGGAGGTTCATCGTGACCGGCGCCCCGACCTCGTTCGTGCCAACGAACAGGATGCCGCCGGTAACCTCGGCCAGACTCATGATTTCGATTGTGCCGCCGCCCTCCAGGGCCATCAGCGCCATCGCGAGATTATCGCCGGTCCACTCGTCAAGCTGCATCACTAGAGTCATGTTGGCCTCGGTGATGACGGATCGGTCCTTGAGATGGAGGCCTTTGCGCGACGAGAAATGATCGAGATTCTTGACTGCCGGCTTCAACTGCATTGATGGGCAGTTGCCGAGATCGCGCGCGCCGCCGCCATCGCGAGTCCAGGTGACGATGCCGCGGCCTATGTAATAATTCGCCGGGTTTGGCGAGGTGTTTGTAGGGGTAAGTATTGCCATAAGCGGTCGCCCTTAAATTTGGACAATAAAAAACCCGCCGATGGGCGGGTCTGGATTTGGCGGGCCTGGTTGGGGCCTAGAAAGGGCCTAGAAAGGGCCTAGAAATCGGCCTGCAGCAGCGGGTAATGGAGCGAAAACGTCAGCGCCATCTGCCCCTCCATCGTGCCGCCGCGCGCCAGATCGGTGATGCAGCCGGTGTACTGGATGCCGCCGCTTGTGCCGCAGAGCTGGATCAGCAGCGGGTCGTAGAGGACCGCCGGCAGGAGCAGCAGCCGAAACGCGTTGAGGTCGCTGCCGAGCGTCGCCGAAGCGCCGCCGGACATGATGTAGACCTCCGGGTTGAGGTGCATGATGCCGGGCGACGCCAATGGCCGCCCCAGCCCGAACTGGCCCTCGATGCCCTCCTCGTGCGCATCGAGGATGACGATCGCCGGGCGGCGCTGTGCCGGGATCTGGTCCTTGTTGCGCTCAACCGTCCTGATGCCGTCGATGTTCAGGGCAATCTGGACAAGCTGCGCCAGCAGCTGCTCGCGCCGATCGAAGCTCATCCGGGGTCGCCGTCGCCGATATCGCCGTCCAGGATCAGATAGACCTCGCCATCATCCGCGCCGTTGGGGCTGGGCTTGCGCCGCCAGCTCGCCACGGTCCAGTCCCTGCCGTTCAGCGTCAGGGTCTGGCCGTAGATGTCCGCGAGCGGCACCCCGGCGGCGGCCAGCTCGGCCGCGCGCACTGTTGCCGCTGGCGACACGGTCTCTAGACCGATCGCCTGGTTGATGACGAGCCCGGCCGTCTTGTCGAGCGCCCGCAATGGCACGTCGCCGGCCTCGACGCCGGTGTGCAGCACCGCGTCGACGCCCAGCGCATCATAGATCGGGTCGTAGAGCAGCGCCTGGTAATCCACTCGGGAAACCCCCGGGATCAGGGCCCGGACGCACCCTTGTGAGCGCGGATCAGGACGCCGGGCCG